ATCAATGAAGTTCAAGATGATTTTATGCTTGCTACTGCCGCAGATATTGTAGCAGATCCATCAGCACCTGATGCGTACATACAAGGTATTATGGAAGGTAAAGAGTGGGTATTTGTCAAGGGTGTATGGCAAGACAGAGAGATTGAAGAAACCAAAAACTTAATTAAAAAGACAAGTTCTAGAAATTTATCAGAAGCAAAAGTTAAAGCGTTTGAAACATTCTTAGATAAAATTTCAAGAATTTAATTTTTATAAATATATAGAACATTTAAATATCATTTAAATCGAAAGGAGATAACAATGGGCGTAGAATCAAAAATCCGAGAGCTTATGGAGGGTGCAGCAAATCGTCCTCTGGATAAGCAACAGGGTGATGCTTCTTTTCCTACTCAAGGTAATTCAAATGCAAATCCTGAAGTCCAAGACTTAAACAGTCCTGGTAATCCGGAAGGTGGTTTGACCTCTGACGTAGGCGTGAAAGCAGCATCTAAAGCATCTAAAGACGGTACTCTTCCGAAAGGACAGGGTGCAGGCAAAGCCGTTAACTACCAGGACATGGAAGATACCAGCTCTGTTGTAAATCAACCTAATTCTGCTGGTGTTCGTGAAGAGTATGAAACTCAAGACGAAGAAGAGTATGAAGAAGATGAAGAGTATGCAACAGAAGAAGGCTTGTTTGAAGAAGATTTAAGAGCACTTTTTGCTGACGATGAAAATCTCACAGAAGAATTTAAAACTAAAGCGGCTGAAATTTTTGAAGCTGTAGTATCTTCTCGCGTAATTTCTGAAGTAGAAGCTATTGAAGTTGAATTGACAGAACAGGCTAATGCAGCATATGCAGAACGTGTTGAAGATTTAGTTGAAAACATTGACAAGTATCTTAACTACGTTACAGAAAATTGGATGAAAGAAAACGAAATGGCTATTGAAAACGGCCTTCGTAACGAAATAACTGAATCTTTTATTAAAGGATTGCAACAAGTGTTCACTGAACATTACATTGAAGTCCCTGAAGATAAGTACGATGTTTTGGCTGAGATGCAGGAAAAATTAGATACTCTTGAATCTAATTTGAATGAAGAAATCCAGAAAAACATTAACTTGAATGAAGAAGCAGTTTATCTGAAAAAGCAAAATATTTTTTCTGTAGTTTCAGAGGACTTGGCTGATACCGAAGCTGAAAAGTTTGCTACATTAGTGGAAGATATTACTTACACAAGTGATGAATCTTATAATAACAAACTCAAAGTAGTTAAAGAAAATTATTTCCGTAAAACATCTGTTAATACTTCTGCTGACAATGCGTTAGAAGATACTGTTAATGAACTTGTTTCATCGGACAATAGTATAATGAGTAAGTATGCCAAAGCAATTAGCAAGCATTCTAAATTTTAATTTTTATAAATAGTAAAGTTATTAAATACAACAATAAAGGAGACACAAATGTATCTTTCAGAAACAATTGAAAAAAAGTGGGAACCTGTACTGAAGCATGAGAGCCTTGCACCTATTGCAGACCCTTATCGCCGTGCAGTAACTGCCGTAATTCTTGAAAACCAAGAAAAAGCAATGCGTGAAGAGCGTGGTATTCTCCACGAAGCTACTCATGCAAACGCAACTGGTGCTAGCATCGACAACTACGATCCTATTCTTATTAGTTTGGTAAGACGCGCTCTTCCTAATCTGATGGCATATGACGTAGCTGGTGTACAGCCTATGACTGGCCCAACTGGTTTGATCTTTGCTATGAGATCACACTACACTAGCCAATCAGGCACAGAAGCTCTGTTTAACGAAGCAGACACTGACTTCTCTGGTGAGGGTACTCATGCTGGTTCAAACCCAGTGGATGGTTCTTACACTACAGGTACTGGTGTATCTACATCAACTGCTGAAGGTTTTGGTGATTCTACTTCTCTTGCTCAAGTAGCATTCTCTATTGATAAAACCACAGTAACTGCTAAATCTCGTGCGTTGAAAGCAGAATACACGATTGAATTGGCACAGGATCTGAAAGCGATTCATGGTCTGGACGCAGAAAGCGAACTCTCCAACATCCTTTCACAAGAGATTCTTGCTGAAATTAACCGTGAAGTTATTCGTACAATTTACAAAGTTGCTAAAACAGGTGCTGCTTCTACTGCAACTGCTGGTACTTTTGACCTTGACGTTGATTCAAACGGTCGTTGGTCAGTTGAACGCTTCAAGGGCTTGCTGTTCAATATCGAACGTGATGCTAACGCGATTGCACAAGATACTCGCCGCGGCAAAGGCAACTTCATCATCTGTTCTTCAGATGTTGCAAGCGCCTTGGCAATGGCTGGTGTTCTTGATTACACTCCCGCACTCAGCACCAACTTGAATGTTGATGATACTGGCAACACTTTTGCTGGTGTACTGAATGGTCGATACAAAGTGTATGTAGATCCGTATAGTGCCAACACTGGTGCAGCTTCTCAGTTCTACGTTGTTGGTTACAAAGGCACCAGCCCGTATGACGCAGGTATTTTCTACTGCCCTTACGTTCCGTTGCAAATGGTTCGTGCAATTGATCCTAACACCTTCCAGCCGAAAATCGGCTTCAAGACTCGTTACGGTATGATTGCTAACCCCTACGTAACACAGTCCAACGGTACTATTGATGCGGATACTTTCACATCAGCTCGTAACCAGTACTACAGAAAAGTCAAGGTAACAAACTTGATGTAAGAATAAAAAGAATCCCTAAAGGGACATTTTTAAGGGGCTATTCGTAGCCCCTTTTTTTATGTTTAAAAATTGCATTGACAGATGTCTAAATTCTTGATATTATATATAGTGTATTAAAGTAACAATGTCGTTACTTTAAGTAACTTTAAAAACAAGGATTTAAAATTTATGAGTAACCGTAGGATGATAGCATCAGTGACTTTTTCAACATTTGCAATGGTTTGTTTTATAGCTTTACCATTTTTTGTGATCTTAAAAACTTCAATCGGAATGTAATGTTTAAGTATTATAAATAGTGTCATCGAAAAGGTGACACTATGGCATACATTCCAACATCTACTATTACAGAAGCAACATTTGCGGCAGGTAATCCATCTGAACTAGATTACATGAGACCTAATGGTTTCAAGTTTCTAGTGCATAATATTCCTAACGTTTCGTTTTTCTGTCAATCAGCAAATATCCCCGATGTTACCTTAGGGGTGGCTACACAAGCCACTCCTTTGATTGACTTTCCTTTGCCAGGAGAAAAGATTTCATTTGGTGAACTTAACATAAGATTTCTTATACAAGAAAACATGGCAAACTATAATGAAATATATAATTGGATGAGAGGTTTAGGTAGCCCAGAAAGCTCCGATGAATATACAAATTATGTTCAATCTCAAATATATAGATTTCCAGGTAAAACTGTTGTTAATGCAACAGCCGCTTTAACAAGTGAAGCATCGTTGTTCATTTTAAATTCTAATAATATTCCTTTTATAAAAATTGTTTTTCAAGAAGTTTTTCCAGTTGCTTTAAGTGGACTAGATTTTGATTTAGGAAATTCTGAATACTTTCAAGGTTTAGCATCATTCAGGTATAGACAGTATAAGATTGAAGCCGCTTAACAGATTTTTTTCTCGTATAAATAATGTTGTAATTTTTGAGATTTAAAAATATATTATTTATGGGAGTTATCAATGATAACATTGAATGAATTACAAGATCAATGGACATCAGATTGCAAAATTGATGAATTGAATTTAGGTACCGCGTCAACTAAAACACCTGAACTTCATGCAAAATATCTTAATCACCTAACAACATTTAAATTGCAACTCAGAAAATATGAGTCGCAAATGTTATCTTTGCGTAGACTAAAGTGGAAATACTATAGAGGAGAACTCTCTAAAGAGGAACTCTTAGAATTAGGTTGGTCACAATATTTAGGCAATCATCCTTTAAAAAATGAAATGATAGAATTTCTAGACAGTGATCCAGACGTAATAAAAGTTGTGGATAAGATTGAATATATTAAAGCATGTTTATATCAGTGTGAACTTATAATGAAATCTTTGAGCAGCAGAACATGGGATATCAAGTCGGCCATTGAATGGCACAAATTTACAAATGGTCTAATGTGATAAAAGTTACTAAAATAAATGAAGTGTATTTGAGAATAACTACTGATCCTAGTATTTCGCAAGAACTCAATGACTTCTTTACCTTTGATGTTCCTGGCGCTAAGTTTATGCCACTCTATAAAAATAGAATGTGGGATGGTAAAGCGCGGTTATACAATATGTATAGAAGAGAACTATATGTGGGGCTATTGCCTTATCTAAAAGAGTTTGCAAATACATTAGAGTACCCTATAGAACTTGACATGGAGAATATAGGTGATCCAGTATCAACAGAATATGTTGAGAATTTTGCAAAGTCTTTAAAATTACAAAGTCAGGAAAAAGATATTGAAATACGAAACTATCAAATTGAAGCAGTTAAACACGCAATAAATACTGGAAGAAGTCTGTTACTATCTCCAACTGCATCAGGCAAGTCGCTTATAATTTATACTCTTATAAGATATCATCAACGTTTTGATCGTAAACAACTAATTATTGTTCCTACCACTTCATTGGTTGAACAACTGTATGGTGACTTTCAAGACTATGCAACAAAAGAAAATTGGCAAGTATCAGAAAACTGTCACCGAATTTATGGCGGCAAAGAAAAAACAAATGATTATCCAATAACAATATCTACTTGGCAATCAATATACAAATATCCAAAGTCTTGGTTTGATAAGTTTGATGTAATATATGGTGATGAAGCACACCTGTTCAAAGCAAAATCATTAACAACTATTTTAGATAAGTGTGTAAACTCTAAGTATCGAATAGGAACTACGGGTACATTAGACGGATCCAAAACTCATAAATTAGTTCTTGAAGGTATATTCGGTACTGTAAAGCATGTAACTACTACTAAAAAATTGATGGACACAAATCGAATAGCAGAATTAAAAATAGTTGCTATGGTTTTAGATTATCCTGAAAGTGATAGAAAATCCATGAAAGATATGACGTATCAGGAAGAAATGGATTGGCTTGTTAGTAATAACAAAAGAAATATAATTATAAGAAATTTATCCATAACACAGAAAGGTAATACTCTTGTTCTGTTTCAGTATGTAGAAAAGCATGGTCGAATAATATTCGATATGATTAATAATAAAATAGGTGATACTAGAAAAGTCTTTTTTGTATTTGGAGGAACTGATACTGATACTAGAGAACAGATTCGTGCTATTACTGAGAATGAAACCGATGCAATTATTGTTGCCTCTTATGGCACTTTTAGTACAGGTATAAATATAAGGAACTTGCACAATATTGTTTTTGCATCACCTAGTAAAAGCAGAGTAAGAAATTTACAAAGTATTGGTAGAGGATTACGAAAAGGAACTGATAAACTTTCAT